TTTATGGGAGCACCAACCCCTAAGAAGAAGCAGAAGAAGAAACCTTTAACAATTCGAGAACGGAAACTCATCAAAGCCCTTGTCGCAGGACAAACCCCAACAGCCGCAATGAAAACAGCAGGTTATAGCAAAGAAACCGCAGAGGGGAAAGCTGCGAAGAAGGTCGGAGAAAGTCGGATTCAGGAAACATTACAAGAACTTATGGAAAAGAAAGGGCTTACGGATGATTATCTTCTCCAGGGGCTTCTCGAAGGCACGAAAGCAACCAAGGTTATTTCCGCAACAATCATTGCAAAAAACGGTGAAGGCATGAAGGATGCCGACTCAATGTCTAAAGATTTTATAGACGTTGATGATTTTCCTACCCGCCACAAATACATCGAAACAGGATTAAAACTTAAAGGCCATCTACGGGATAAACACGATATTTCAGGAGATATTGTTGTGGAGGTTGTCAAGTTTGGCTCAAAAGATTAGGCTTCCTAATAATTGGATACCACGTACCGACCAACTGCCACTCTGGACGTATCTTGAAAACGGCGGAAAGCGAGCCGTCGAAGTAGCACATAGACGATGGGGCAAGGATGATGTTGCCCTGCATTTTACTGCAACGCAGGCAGCACAACGTATCGGCAACTATTGGCACATGCTGCCCGAATATAAGCAGGCCCGGAAAGTTATCTGGACAGCCGTAAATCCACGGACCAACAAAAAAAGAATTGACGATGCATTTCCTCTTGAAATCAGAAAGAAAACCCGCGAGGATGACATGGCTATTGAGTTTAAAAATGGCTCAACATGGCAACTTGTAGGCTCTGATAATTATAACTCGCTGGTAGGTTCTCCCCCTGTTGGTATTGTCTTTTCGGAGTGGGCGTTAGCCTCACCCCTTGCATGGGCGTATCTTGCCCCTATCCTTGAGGAAAACAACGGATTTGCATTATTCATCTATACCTCTCGCGGCAATAACCACGGAAAAACCACCTATGATTATGCGAGAGTTACGCCAGGTTGGTTTGGACAACTGCTTACCGCACATGATACCCCCGTATTTAATGCAGAGCAGATTGAGAATATAAAGCAGGAGTATATCAGGATGTATGGCCCGGAAATGGGCGAAATGCTTTATCTTCAGGAGTATGAGTGTTCGTTTGAGGGCGCTGTTTATGGCTCCTATTATGCCAAGCAAATGGCACAAGCCCGGAAGGATAAGAGGATTTGCAGCGTACCACATCAAACAGGCCAGGAGGTTGATACTTTTTGGGATTTGGGCGTAGACGACTCTATGACGATCTGGTTCATGCAACACATCGGCAAGGAATATCACTTCATCGACTATTACGAGTCAACGGGTTACGGCCTTGAGCATTACGCCAAGGTATTGAAAGAGAAACCCTATGTGTATGGCAATCACTACATGCCACATGACGCAGAAGGGCGGGAAATGTCAAATGGAGTGATAGCAAAGAGCAGGCGTGAAGTGGCACAGAATTTAGGTATTAAGCCAATTATAGTTGTAGAGCGAGCCAAAAATATTGATTTGATTATTCAGGTACATATTCCAGCCGTAAGGAATATTTTAGGGCAATGTTATTTTGATGAAGTTAAGTGTCAACCTGGTATATCGGCCCTCGAAAGTTACAAAGCTGAATATGACGAGGAGAAGAAGGTACTGGCGCCACGTCCGAAACATGATTGGGCGAGCCATGCATCAGATGCTTTCAGAACTTTTGCTGTAGGTTATCGAGGCAGAGCGAGCAGTATTATGAAGCCAGTGCCAAGGTTAGGCGCTTCATACGCTTACAACCCCCAATTACGAGGTGTTATCCGATGAGTAAATGGATACAGGTGTTCAGAGGCAAGGAACGGCGCAAGGACCAGGAGCGCTGGGCTTGCTGTGGTTGTGGCTCGACCTTCGAAGGCGATCACAACACCCACCCGCCGAATGGTGTTTGTCAGTGTGCCGAGTGTAAAGGCCACCTTGGGAACACGGAATTATATCGCAGGAATTACGATCGCATAAATTGGAGCGGGATAAATGGCAAGGCGTAAACAGCAAGACCCTGAGTTAATCACCGACCCGAAGGAACTTGAGGAACGCAAAGAAGCGGCTACGGCGTATGGGGATGAAAACCCCGATATGTATGTGGAATATTGCCACGAATGCATAAAAGAGAGTGAGAAGGCCACCCATGACATACGCTATCTCTGGGATGAGTGCTACAAGGCATACCGGGCCAAGATAGATTACAGCAATAAGCAGGATTGGCAGGCCAAAGTCATAACAGGTGACATGATGGCCGTTGTCAAGCAGGCTACCGCTATTGTCAGGAAGGCATTTCGTCAGCCCGATTGGTTCAACGTAGACCCCCAGGGCGATGATGACGCAATAACCGCACAATTCAACCGAGAGCTCTTAACCTTTTGGCTCAACCAGCAACACGGGAAATTCGGGACCAAGTTTAGTGATGCTTGCGAGTTAGGCTTCGCTATCGGGCAATCTCATGAGATCATCCCTCGTTGGGAAGATGGAGTTGGATTGACCTTCGACCTTGTACCTCCCTGGCAGATACACCGCGATCCTGATGCAAGCCCCCGCGATCCGTGGAGTGGAAACTATTGGATTCACACGGAATGGCTGGACTTGTGGAGAGTAAAGGCATTGGGAGAGAATGGGCGCTATGTCAGGCTTGAAGATGTGACAGCCTCAGAGAACCAATGGCCTGCAGGAGAGAGCCAGGAAAAGAGGGCAAGACGGAAAGGGCAGTACCATCAACGGAATACCTACCGACAGTCCGTGAAGGTTATCGAACAGTGGGGCGTGGTACTTGACAAGCAGGGCAATATGCTACTACCCAACGCACGTTTCATGGTTGCCGGTGATGTGCTTATTCTCAACCCGGAACCTTCGCCGTATCCTACGCTACGCTGGCCAGGTGTATCGTTTTCCCCCATGCCAGATATGTTTGCTTTCGAAGGCCACGGATTAGTTGAGTCAAGCCTGTTTCTGTGGCTCATGTCATGCAATCTCATGAGCCTACACATTGATGATCTTAACTGGCGCGTCAACCGGATACGGGAGATCAACCGTTTTCTCATGGAAGACCCAACCGACGTAATTATTGAACCTGGAAAACCGATATTCAGGGCTGAAAATGCACCATTGACCGGAGAGATTATTCGTGATGCCTACGTTCAGGGCAGGAACACGGACGAGGTGCTTGCAATCCTCCAATACTACGACAGCAAACGGGAAAACGGCTCATTCATCAACCAGTTTGTTGCAGGACTTCCCGGACATCGAAGTAACATAACGAAGGGCGAGGTTGAGATCAAGACAGAACAGTCCATGGGTATCTTCGACAGCATAGGCGAGGATATAGAGGAAGCAGCTATTCACGTTATCAAGGCAGTTCTTGAAACCATCATACCGAATTGGAGCGAATACAGCTACCCGCCAATATCGAGGGTGTTTCCGAACAACCCGGCGTTTGCCGCGTTTGCGCAAATGGGACCGGAGGAACGCAGAGAGATGCTTGAAGCAAACTGCGACATCACGGTAAGCGGTGTCACGGCCCAGATTAAAAACAGTGACCTCATACCACGCCTGCAATTTATGATGCAGAAGGCGGAAAGCCAGTTATTCGGTAAGTATTTCAAACCGTATGAACTTCTGAAGGAGTCAAACACCGTTTTAGGTTTTTACGATCCCAAGTTTATAGTGACCCCGGAAGAAGCAGACCAGATTGAACAGGTTGTCTCCCAGATGGAGGCAGAGGCAATGATGGCGCAGGAAGCGGCCAACAACGTCGTGCAGATACCAGGGCAGAAGCAGTTACCGCAGGGAGGTATGTAATGCCAGCAAAAAGCAAGTCCCAGAGAAGGCTCATGGCTATGGCCAAATACGCACCCGAGAAGATAAGCAAGAAGAACAAAGGTGTTTTGGATATGACAGGCAAGCAGTTATCAGACTTCGCCAGCACACCGGAGAAGGGATTGCCGAAGAAGAAGGGGAAGAAGTATGCAGACTGACATCTTAACCGGACAGCCAAAGACCTTTGACATCAATCAGAAACGCCAGCGAGAGGAAAAGATTCTTGAGGTTCAGATAGACAAGGGCATGGAGGCGGAAAAGAGGTTGTCGAGCGAGGAAGGCAGCTATTTTGTTAATCTCGTCCTGGACAAGCTCACCCAGAGGATCAACATACTCGTACAAAACGACTCAGAGGCGACAACGCTGGTGAACATGATACGCAGCCTGAATTATCAGGTTGATATAGGACATGCAGCAGCAGAAAGGCTGTTGATGATACGGAGAGAGAAGAAAT